CAAATATACCCGCAATTATTTCACCGCTCCAATCCAATATTCTTGTTACAGATTCAAGGCTCGTGAATGTACCTAAAATTCTTTCGGCAAAACCTCCCAAACCTCCCATCAATTTTTCCCAAAAATCTGGCTTACCAAGCGCCTCTGCTTCCTTATTTACCGTACCAGATTTGCCAGCATCATCGACTATTTTCACTTTTATTTTTATTGCATCATCATATCGTGGCATTAATCCAACATCTGCCGGTTTTGCCGGCGCCCCGGCCCCGCTTTTGGTTGGTGCCACAGGTACCGCAACTGGTTTTACAGGTTCTTCTTTTGGCGGTGCCAATTTGGCAGTCTCAATATTATTCTTAACACTCGCCATCAATTGCTGTATGTATTGTAAATCCCTGGACATCTCACCGTTTCTGCCCCAAAGTCCTGATAGATATCGGTTAAATTCTGTAAGAAAGTCTAATCTATCTTCCATGTTTGGGAGTGAGGCAAAAGCATCGGTAATAATGTCCGAAGCGTTACCTGTCTTTTTATCATATTGCTTGGCAAACGTGTTCCAGAAACTTTGAAGTCTCTGTGCCTTGTTGAGGCTATCCTCCATCTCTGATAGAAATTCATCTACACCAAGGTTGGCCAAAGAATTCGCCATACCTTCACCAAACAATTGCTTTAATCCAGAAATTGAATCTGAAATGTTTTTTATTTTTTGGGCATAACTGTCTGCTGTCTCATCAATAAATTGGCTAAATTTATCATTTACAATTCTAATAGCATCACCGGCCGCAAGCTGTTCTGTGGTAAGTGTTTTTATTTCAGGGATTAATTTTCCAATTTCATCTCTACTTCCGGTATATGTCGCGTTTAATTGTTTCCATGCCTCTGATAAACTTTGGCCTGTTACCTCACTTAAAGCATTTGCCGCCCTTGTGATATTTTCTACTTCTGTATCTGTTTTACCGAGCTGTTTTAATGTGGTAACTACACCCAATATCTCATCACGTGAAGTACTCGATACTGCGGCAAGCTCTCTTACAAATCCGCTCAATCTTTCAAAACTACCACCACCTGCGTCTATCGCGGAACGTAATCTTATTGTCTGTTTTTCAACCTCGGCAAATTCATTTATACATTCTGCGCCAAAATTAATTATGGCCTTGCCCATTTTTCCTATCATTCCGGCAACAAAACTGTTCTTTATGAAGTCAAAAGTTTGGGTAATTTTTTTAATATCGTTATCAAATCTTTTAAAACTATTTCGTGCCGCAGACAAACCTGAATTTGTGTTGTCTTTGGTTGTTAATTCTAAGGTGTGTTTATTTTTTCCCATTTTTGTTTCCTATTTATATATAGTCTCCATATAAAAAATCCGGCAATTACTTGCCGGATTTCTGCAAATCTGAAACAAATGTCGCAAACTCACTTCTCAAAATATTTAATATAAACATTTCTTTATATGGTCTTTCAAGAAATTCAACACCAAATGGTTCGGATAACCAGCAGCAATATCTCGGGTGAATAATATCATCAAAAATTGCAAATAAATAAAAATAATCTTCATCTATTTTCTTTAAATACTCCTCATAATTTGCACCACGAAAATATCTATACGCAAGTTCTTTGATATTTATTATTTCTTGTTCTTTGGGAATAAAAAATCCATATAATCTCCGACAAATTTTTTAAAATTTTCCCAATCTTCTAAAATAATTTGTCCTACATCTTTTTTTGAAGTACCCTCTACACTATGTTGAATAATAATATTCTCCATTGCACCATCAAAGAATTTATACAACTCCATCTCGTCGCCAGATTTTTGCGCCTTCGCAAGTTGAATATATTCGGCAGTTTTCAATCCTCTTACGGTAACCTGAAAATTTTCAAATTTAACAGTAAATGGTTTTAAATAACTCTTCAAATCTTCTTTGTTCATAAAATACTCCTTTAAAATTTTATTAATATACGGTTGCAATGTCGTCTGTTATAACTACTTCAAATATTTCAACGTCGCCGTGTTCTGTGGCAACACCCTTTATAGATATTGGTATCATTTCTTTTCCTGATATATTTACACCAACATCTGTAATTCTTACTGCATTACAGATAAATTTTATTTTGTGATAAAATCCTGCCTCTATTTCTTTTGGTGAGACAAATTCTGCCTCAATTTTTATATATTCTCCCGCTTTATAGTTATCCGTATTTATTGCCTCGGTGGTTGAGTCATATTCTGCCTCAATATCAAGCTCTATTACTTTTTCACCGTGTATATGTTCATCTGGATATGCGCCAGAACCGTTTGGATACTTATCTTCACTTAAAGAATTAGAAAGATTCAAATCAAATTTATAAATTTTTCCATAATTTACACCGTCAAATTTTATTACACCACCGATAAATGTATAACTCGAAAAATCATTGCTTGTAAGGGCACCATTTAAAGTTCCGGTGCCTTCGGATTTACCTTTTACTGCAATGGTTGTTTTTATTGACTGTTTTTCTGCCGCAGAAACACTAATTTTATCAACACGGCATCCGATATAATTTTTTATCGCCACACCTCTATCTACTACAATGGTTTTACTTGGCTGTGTTTCTCCAACAGCAAGACAGGTCAAGGTGTGTTCATAAGCGCCCGTTGAACCTGATACCAATACTGGTGCGTTTTCTTCTTTGCCTAAGGCCCATTTATAAATTTTGCCGGCCTCTCCTGGTTTTGTTTCTACTTCTATATCGCCTGCAACTGAATGTGTGGCCGGTAAAAAGTTTCTCACACCTTTGGATACCATGAGTGTATTTTCTGGTTCTGCCGTGGTCGTCTGTTTTAAAGTCTCTCTCAAAAAAGAGAGCTGTAAATCTGGAGTACCCTCTGTTCCCCAGCTTGCCTCGGGTCCAATTTGTAATTTCTTGTTTATTCCATATATTGCCATTTTTTAATCTCCTATATATATAGTCTCATAATTCTGAATAAATTTTAATCTTCATGGTAAGCAGAGCGGTATCGCTACTTGATATTAGGTTTCCGTCTTCACCAATCGTTGAAGAAATTAATTCTACATAATTAAATAAATTTCCAAAAGTACAATCTTGTTTTACCAATTCTATGAAAGCGTTTCGGCATTCTACTGTTTTTGTTAGTGCGTTTTTTATTTTCCTAATATAAAAAACCACTTCTATGTCCTGTATAACATCATAATTAAAAGCCGTTGTTTCTTTATCTTCAAAATATTCTTGGTCATACTGGAGAATAATACTAAATTGTTTTGTATCTGTCTCTGGTTCATAGTCAAATATAGTACATATACTATTTGCCTTTATTTCTAATGTGGTTAAATATGTCCCCAAATTATTTGTCAAATATGTCTTCAAATTATTTAAGGTTGTTATCATTTCTCGAGCTCCTTTTTAATTAACTTTTCTGCAACACTGTTTATAATTCCGTCCAATTTTCTTAACATCATATTATATGTTCTTTCAAAGAATGGTTTTGGTCTTATAACTACTTTTTTTGGTCGTACCAATATTCCCCTTTCATTTATAAAAGCAAGGGATGGCTTTTTAACCGCAATTATATTTGCCCCGGATTCCGCAACATTGGCAATTATTTTGTTGTGCGCCTTTTCTTGTTTGCTTTTACCGCCGACTGTAATTACCAATGATAAATCTTGTTTTTTAACATATGAAATAAAAGAAGATTTAAATACCCCACTTTTTGTTCCTAAGGTATTTGCTTTTTTTAATTCCCTCTTTGTCTTTGTCGCAAAATCTGAAAATATTTTTCTAACCAAATTTGGAAAAAAATACTTCAAATCTTTTAAATGTTTGTCTATCTCTTCAATATTAGATTTTATCGATATATCTATCATATTATCTTATATCCATTTAATTTTTCTAAATATTCTTGTATCTTTGTTCTATAAAAAGTCCTTGTACCAAATTCATCGGTCTTTGAAACTATGGCAAGATTTTGGTTCTTTTCTGCCCAATATAGAGTGGCAATTTGCCTGCACACATTTTGTATATCATCGGGTACCGTTGTCCAACCTGCATTATAAACAATCTCTACATTTTCAATACCCTCTGTGAATACATTTTCTTTATTTTTCTGAATTATAAAACTATTTCTAAATATAAAATTATTAATTGTTTGGGCATTACCATCTATTGAAATACTTGTAATTGAATTAATTGGTTTAATCCCAATATTCATAAAATAACCTTCAACGCCATCAATTTTTGTCGTATAATCCTTGGCCTCTAATGAATAACCAATATATTTTTCAATTTCTGCCTGCGCTGTTGTTAGACAAAAATCTATTAATGTATCTTCCGAAGTATCTGTCAAATCTATATTATTAAATAATTTAAATTTTTCTTTTGTATATATCATTACTTTCTCCTATTTATATATAGTCTCTTTAAAAAAAGCGGCCCAGACAGTAAAGGAGTAAAACCGTCCGGGTCGCAGGAAAACGTCTTTATAAAATATTAAACTGCCTTTAATGTGGCGAAAGAACTTGGAACTATAACTTTACCATCAAAATACATAGTACCTTGTACAGGGGTATTCAAAGAACCGGCTGTCTTGCTCAAAGATTCGAGTTCAACATCGGAAGCAACTGCAATACCATAGTCGGAAAGCTTACCAATTACTGCAACCTTATCACCAGCAACATATGTGGATGGAGCATCGTCTGATTCTATAATTCTTATTCCATTGAATGTGAAGAAATCTGAACCGTTATTTACGAATGTATGTTTTGTATCTTCTGCCATAATGTCTGCCCAGAAAATTGGATTAATTACAATTGCCAATTCTCTTCTGCGTGCCTTACCTGTCATGAGTGAAGTAAGCTTGAGTAAATCTTTAAGCTTAGGAACACCAGCAACGGCACAATCCACTGTTTGAGTAATACCGGCATCTACGAAGATACCTGTTAATTCTGTAGTACCAACACCGGATATAACTTCTTTGGCCATTTGGTTGGCAAAACCTTTACCGAAAAGTCCGGCAAGTTTTTCCATTCCGTTTGGTGCAAATTTCAAAAAATAATCTGACACGTTGACATAGCCCATATATGGGGCAGGTGTAACAGAAACAGGAGCAAAAGCTGCAGTGGAAACAACAGAACCGGTACCATCTTCGGCAACACGTTTAATGTTATTTACACTTGGTGAAAAAAGACTAAATTTTGTATTTGGCTTAGCACCATTTTCAATAGTAATACCGTTCAATATATCTACGGTATTTGCAGCAACTTCGAAAACCTTAGAACTGAAAGCACTGTCTCCATTAGAACCTAAGGTAATTGCGCGTTTTTCCATAATGGCAGAACGAACTTCATCCCAATTTGTTGAAGCATTTTCTGCAAGAGGAACATTGGCGAAAGATTCTTGTTTTTCAATTTCTTCTTTTCTTGCCCTAAGCTCTTGTACCTTTGCAGTGGCATCGGCGGTTTCAATTTCGCCCTTTCTTGCCTTTTCTAAAATAGAGCGCATTTCAAGGTTGAGCGCCTCTTTTTCGTTTGTAAATTTTTTCATTTTTTATATCTCCAATATTTAAATTAATATATTTTCGAGTTCAACAATTTCCTCCAGTGCTTTAAGTTGAGTGTCTTCTTTATCCGGCTCAACATTTTCGGCTTTTGGAATTTGTTCTTTCTCTTCTTTCTTTTCTTCTTCTATATATATAGTCTCAAGATTTATGGCCTTCGCAAGCTTATCCATAATATCGGAGACTACTTTTACCTCTTCTTCTGCCTCAATTTTATCTTTTGTTAAAATTTCGCCTAATTTTTCAAGGTCAATATCTCTTCTTTCTTTGACAAATCTTGTTCTTGTTAAGGCAAGGGAAGTCGTGTCTTCATATGCAGGGAAAGATACCATAAAACTAACCTCATATAATTTTACTTCTCTAAGAATATCAACACCGCCCACAATATCCACTATAACCGGTAAAAACCCGAAGCTCATAGTATTAACATCGCCGCGGGTTATAATTTCATATGCATCGTTCGCATAGCTTGTGTTTGGGATTTCACATTTTATATATAATCCGTCTTCCTTGTTTTCAAATTCCAGTGTTTTGTTTTTAGAAGAACCCAATACTTTTGATGAGTCGTGGTCAATAAGGGCAATTATGTTTGCCTCTTTTATAGATTTATTAAAAGCACTTGGTGCAATCATTTCACTAAAACCCATATCGACCGACCGTTTATTATACGGAATAAATCCGTATAAATACTTTTTGCCCTCTACCTCTTCGTTCTTAATTTGGGTTAGATAATTCCTAATCTCATAATTTTTTGGTATTTTTCTCATATTCAATATTCTCCTGTTTTTTCACTATTATTATCATATTGTTTAAGCGCAAGCTTTTGTGTGGCCAATCTTGCATCAACCACATCCATTGTTAATGGAATTAAATTTGCCGGAATGTTTGGTATATCACCGGCAGGTCCAATTGAAGATTTATTCTCCATGGCTCTTGCCTCATTAATTGTCAATGAGCCATTTCCCAATTGCTTATTATATGCCTCAAATTTGTCTGCTACATTCAATCTCATTAGCGCATTATAATTTGGTTCTATATAAATTCTATCTAAATCTTCGGGATTTAATAATGAAGTAAAACCATCAATAATATTATCAACCACTGGTCTGACTGCAAAGTCGAGCAATATCTGATACAAAGATTCAAGGCCATTATATTCATTCTTACCTTTTAAAAAACTCGATGGCACATTAAATATTTTTGTAATAAGCTCTTGTGTTACGTTTATATTTTCGGACAATTGCTGTTCTTTGTTTGAAGTTGTACCCACGTCCAATGTTTCATATTTTGCCTTTTTTACCGTCTTTATAATTGGCTCATCTGCATGCTGGTATCCGGCAAAACTATCAATAAATAATCTTCTTATATTCTCTTTTTCTTCTTTTGACATATTTCCATTGTCTATCATTTCCGATAAATCTAAAAGTAACCTCTTACCATTGCCAAAACCATTCGAAAAACTTTTCTTAAAATATTCATCCAGCGCAAGGGCAAGTTCAAAAGCTCCAGAATAATATGAAAAAATACTCTGGCCCTTTAATCCATTGTACCCATATCTACTTGGAATATGGAGAATATTAAAACTTGTATAAGTATTTCCACTATAAGAATAAACTTTTCTGTTTGAGTCGTCTCTTTTTACCTCAACCTTGTCTGCATCAAGCCTATATAGTCCATTTAATATCCCACTGCCGTTATATGTCTTATGAAGATAGATATTACCAGAATTAAAATAATCTTTTACAATGGAATAATAAAAAATACTTTTGGGCTCATCAATGTTTGGCCTTTTTATTACTTTAGATATGTCATTCTGTATTTTTTCTCTTCCTTGAGCGCTCTTTTTATATACATCTATTGGCAGACTCGCAACACATGTTCCAATTATATCCATACACGCAAGAGCAATTGAATTATTTTTTATACTTCTTAAAGCAGTACCATTCTGATTAATATTTACCACAAATGGTGGCGTGTAACTTCTTTTTGTCATTCTATTAAATATTCCCATTGTTTTTCCTTTATAAGTTCTTATATTATATATAGTCTCTAAACAATATTTTTTAAATATTCATATGAATATATAATATCTTTTTCTTCCAACATTTCCGCAAATGATAGTGCCATAATTGAAGATATAACACCGTCTATTTTCTGTGTCGAGGCCTTGCTTGGTTTTACTATTTTATAGTGTCCTCCAATTTCTTTTATGTTGGCATTTCCCACCATCCAGGTCATAACCGGGTTCTTATCTACAATTTTTTTCTCAAGTATTAATTTTTCTAATTTTTCTGTGTTTGGTATTATTTTTTCATTCTGATTATATGCAACAAGATTTAAATCTGGTAAATCTTCCTCCAATCTTTTAACCAATGAATCTGAACCCCACCTATCGTATGTTAATAAATTTAATTTATATTTTTTTGAATCTTCAATTATATCTTGATAAATATACTCATAGTCAATTGTATCACCCGGTGTTGTTGTGACAAATTTGTTATTTACCCATCCTAAAATGTTTATATTTTCTTTTAGATATTTTTCTGTCAATTTTCCTTCTGGTATATAAAATTTGTGTTTTAAATAATATTTTCCATCTTCTAATAAAAATAACTTTGTATAGGCCGTGAAGTCATTTACCGTACTCAAGTCAAGAGCGGAGACACATTCTTTATTTAATAAAAATTCTTCATCAATAATATAATTCTTGTTGTACTCCCAACTCTGTATTGATATCCAACTTGAATTTCCACTTGTCCAAATTCCACATGTTTTACTCTGAAAGTCTGGCGCATGAGATGGCATTGATAGAGCATCATTTAAGTCATTTACTAAAACATCCTCCTGCAAAATTGTACCCAACGATGGATTCGCCTTTATAAAATTCTTTGGGTCTTTCCAGTCGTCACTATCATCGTATGCGTATATGATTCCAAAATAAGTATCATCCGAATAAACACCATTTAAAATTTTCCTACATCTTTCATTTTCTGAATAACATGGTCCTGATATATTATTTCCGGCAGACGTAATTATCAAAACAAGATTATTTAACCTTGCGCGGCCACCATACCTAAAAGCCGTAACAATCTTGTCGGAGTCATAAGCATGATATTCATCAATTACTGACAACGAGTTTTTATATGAGTCTATACCTGTGGATTCACTGGAGAAGAAAGATATTCTCGAATTTTGATATGTAATTGCAGACACGGTTTCTGAAATAATACTTTTTAATTCCGGATTTGCCTTCATTATAAATAACAATTCTTTAAAAGATTTGGTACTCTGCGCTCCGTCTTTGGAGACAAAATAAGATTCTGCCGCGTCACTTTCTAAGAAGTCCCATATTATAATTGGGAATAATAACCCTGACGTCTTACCGTTTTTTCTCGCAACCTCAACATAACCAAAACGAAAACGTCTTTTATCTTCATCATATTTATATCTCCAACCAAATAGATTTGAGTAAATGAAAATTTGCCAGTCCAATAATTTTAATTTTTTATCATCGCCCGAAATATCTGGTAATTCAAGGGATTCTGCCCATGTCATTACTTCGTCCGCTCTTTCTGGAACATAGACAAAATTAAAATCTTCATCATTCTGTCTTTCTAAATCTTTTAAAAAACGTGATATCGCTTTTTTTGTATATGTTCCAGATTTTATTCTGCCCGTCTTTATTGCATTACAATATTTTTTTAATCTCTCTTGATAATCCATTATGCCCTCTTTTTATTAATTAATTTTGAAGTAATAGAAGTATTTTCTGTCTTTAACTTTTCTATATTAAGAGCGTCAAGTGTTAATTTGGTCCTATTGTATGGAGTGATATAATATGAATTTGCAAGATTGTTATATCTCTCTGTCAATCTGGACATCAACTTTACCAGCACATCGTAATTTTCAAGATTTTTCATAATTCCATCTTTCTGTAATTTTTCAACCTCCTTATTCACCTCACGCAACTGTTGAAGAATTATGAACATTTGTGTTAAGTGTGGGATATCACATTCCTGTAATAAATTTAATTTTGTCAAAAAATTTATCTGTGCAGAAAAATACTTTATTACGTATTCGTCTGTTATTTCTTTTGGTACAGGAAATTCATTAACCGGCGGAACAATTTCTGCCACAACAACTTCCGCCCTATTCCCATCCCTGTCGCTCCTATAAGTTCCCTCTAATATCTTCTGTGTCACTGGTTTCTTATGTCTGCCCATATATGTAATCCTTTTTCAATAATTTCTGAATTGTTCTGA